CGACTCTCTTTGTATTTCTTGAGATTGAGCAAGTCCGCATCAACCAATGCCATCGGCGTCCCATGCTCGATATTGTCAATGGTCATCGTGACCAGTTCGTTCGTCAGTTCCTGAATCGATCGGAGCGATTGTCCCAGTGCCTGCGCGAAGAGATGGGGGGATGTTGGAGACGTGGAAATCGTCCAGTGGTCGTCGAGATCCTCATCCTTTGCAGCGATAAAGTTATCGCCTGCTTGAATGAAATAGACTCCATTAGGGAACTTTGCGAGGAGTCCTTCTCTGATTTCTTCCTGTTCGATCTCTTCAAGTGCCCAGTTCCTTACCCACCGCTGTCGAACGGTAACCAGCTCGTTGTCTCCATATCCCTTGTCATTGGTGAGATTCCGCGCCCAGCGATCATATTTCTCCTCATCACGCGTGGGCTGGACGAGTTCTCGTATGTTGGGAACCGATGACTTAAAGACGTGGATGATCGACCCTGGAGATTGCTCAGTGTCGAGAGTAAGATAAGCACATTCCTCTTGAGAAGTAGCACGATGAGGAATGCGAAAATACAGAGGAGAATAAGCCTTGACATCCTCGGTGATTCGTGGAATTTCACGCTCGCCCACGACGCCAGGGACTTGGTCCTCATACGTATCGATTTCGGGCTGTCCTTGGTATCCACAGATTTCGCACTGCGAAGGTCCGGGTTCGACCATGAGTTCAGTCTGCACAGGAGGTCCCGGCTGCAAGTCATTGCCGCACTGGGGACAATACGTCTCCTGTTTCTGAATTGGGACCAGTCCTTTTACTGGCTGGACCACTGTGCCTAGCTTGGGGTCGGTTTTCGCATAGTTATAAAACGCGACCACACCTTGATTCCATAATATGTAGAGGGAACGAATGAGGAGTAGTGGCGCTTTATTTCGACGCTGGATAAGCTCAGCAGCTCGAGAATAGACTTTGGAGGTTGAGACGTCGTCGGTGGAATCCGCGTCGTCCGGAAAGAATTTTGTTGCAGGGATTCCAGCTGCCATCGCGGCGATGACAGATTCACCATGTGCTTTGTAAATGTTGACGGTCCTTGGTTCAAAGCCTTCCAGGTCGAGATCGTCCTCTCCCATGTAGGACTCAATCGGACGCCAGTCTTGTCCAACTTCTGACCAGACGTTGTGTTGATTGTCATGCCAGAAATGCTCCATAAGCTTCCACTCACGAAGCTTCTCAAGTCGGAACGGTTCTTCCATGCGTTCGTAGTTGTCGACGAGTGCCATCAACGCATCCTGCCACTCCTTAGGAATAGCATTCGGATCGGCGTTCTCATCGATGGACTCTTGCGGCGCCTCCACTCCGGCCACATTGGCTTCTGGGCCTGAGATTGATGGGTCGATAGCTTCCGGATTCTCATTAGCAAGCGCCTGCTCTTCCTGCGCTGCGAGATCTTCCGGGTCGCCTTCAAATGGTCGATCCATAATTTTTCTACGTCAAGAAACTACAGATATCGAGTTCTTTCCAGAGACCAAGTCGATCCTCTAGGATTCGAGAGTGCTCGATTTCCTTAATCCTAACAATCTTATCTGGTCGACATCCGTCAACATCGAAAATTCGAGAGCTGCGGAGGATACCATCACCCAATCCTCCGAGACTAGCCACGCTATCGCTATCCTCGTCGATAACAAGTAGCCATTGCTCAACATTGAGTCGAGCAGCCCGGATGACATCTTCCATATCGTGTCGGAAGGGAGGAGCGATGGAAATGAGTCTTCGAGTCTTGAGTCCGAACTTTCCCGAATAAGCCCAGACCTGGAATCCATGCGAGTGCGTGATGACGTTTCTCTCATGGTATGGAATCGGACCCCGAATCGAGTTACAATAGCGAAGGAAATTCTCTCCGCCTGAAACCCAGTCACGATGGTCTACCGGAGTTGGCTCTCGCTTCTGAAAAATCTTCCAGCGCCTCCAAAACTCGATGCCATTCAAGTCTGTCGTCCAGACGAACGGCTGATCAGGGTCGAGCATATCGACGCCGAGCGATTCCATCATTGCTGCGAAGTCTGAATGACTTTGCCACCATCGCAGCTTTGGGACACCTCGGTCATTCCATGCTCGAGTGCCGCCGATAGGGATGTAGCACTTCCTATTCGACGAGACGTGAGCCAGTGCTTTTACGTCGGCGTCGCTCAGCTGGAGTTTCGTCGTCGTGGATTGTTCGAGGGTCTTCGGAATCTCCTCCTTTAATGGGCCGGGAGAATCGTTTTCCCTTTGTATCGAGTCCTCCAACAGTGCCAATGAACTTGCCTTTCTTTTCATCCGGCAGGTCAACGTCCTGAGAGAAACCGGAGGCTTTCTTGTTCTCCCGTTTCTTCATCATGTCAGAGCGACCCTTTGCGAACGGAGCCTTTTCATCGTCGGCGTCAGTGATTACTCGGGAACCTGCTCCATTCCCAGCAGACTTCTTTTTCCCGACTCCAGCAAGCCATCCGAGAGCTTTTCCAGTTCCGCTCCCTTTGAACTTGTCGACTTCTTCTTCAACGAGATTCTTTTTGGACATGGTGGATACTTTCCAAACCGAGCTTCCCTACGTTGTTGAGGAGTAGGGCTTTCCTTAGACTCCAAAAAAGGCTCTGTGTAATGAACTCGATACGCTTTCTCTCTGGGAGATTCGCTCACCTCGAGAAGATAGAGCCTTTCTTCTTTGGCTTGAGGACAGTCTCCTTAGACAGCGAACCCACGGTTGTCGGGCCCGCTCCCACCAGAGGAGATTGTTTTCTCGATTTCACTGACATCTACTTTCTCCCCTTCGCCGGGTTCCGACGGGTCCAATTGACGTCGCTCGAATTGTTTGACTCGTTTGACTGCTTCTGCGAAGGACATTCCTGACGGACGGATTGGTTCGGAAGGAACGCTTGATGGAACGTCTCGGACTGGGCCGCCCCGACCGGCCAGGACGATATTGAGAAGCCTTCTGTTTTCGTCGTGCGCGCGTTCAAGTTCCATCTCCAATCGTCGTATGTAACCCGTGTAAAGCTCCTTCTCGTTATCAACGACGCCTTCTCTTATTGAAACGAGGCGATTGAAAGAGCTTGACCGGGGCGTCCGTCGGAGCGTGCTTACGTTCATAAGCCTCCATGCTCCGATAATACGCCGTCTGGTCTCCCGTCCTATCGAGATTATCCACAATTCGACCCTGAACAATGAGTTCTTCAAGTTCTTCGTCGGGGCTGTCGAGGAGACTATCGCAGGCGTTGACTGCGTATCGGGTCTCATCGTAGGCGTCGTCTCCGTCGAACTCTCTGACATCTTCAGGATTCTTTCCTACTTTAGCCGGATCATTGTAAACACATATTGGGAGAACATTGATTGTCTCCTGACAGTGTCTAAAGATCAACAGCTTTGGGAGGTTGCCCTCAGGAGATTCTGGTTGGAACATCTCCCGATATTCACGTAATCCACGAGTTCCATGGATTCGATAAATTCTTTGAGCAAGCTGTTCATCATATCCCTCTTTCGGGACATATCGTGCGGGCCTTGGCTGCCAGCGCAGATATTCATGAAGTAACTGCTTGCCACCGAGTCGGTCGTTATTTGCTTTCTGAACTATCCGCATTTGCGACGCTGATACGAACTGCTGCATTATCGTATTCGCGTCTCCCCGTGCTTGCCATGCGGAGGGATCGAGAACTACTCGTTTAATGGGTTCGCCAGAGCTGAGCCTTGCGATGTCGGCTCCCCAGATTGCAATCTTGTTTTTGGACGTGTATTCCCGATACTTAAAGACTCTGCGACCGGGAGCGATTGCATACCAGCCAGCGATTGTCTGTGCCTTTCGTTCTGGATTAGTGCCGCCCCAATCGATTGAGACGACGCGAGGCCAGAATGATGGAATGATAAATGGGTCAATGACGTGCTGTGCATAGGAAGGTTCGCCAAGAATGTGGTTAATTCTCAGTTCATCAAAGACCTGACCAGCGAAGACCCACCAATCTCCTTCGACCTTTGCCTTGTATTCAGCAGGGGGCAGACGACGAAGTCGATTGATATAATTCGGGTCATTCTTCATCAGATATGGATTATCTGTGAGACGTGCCCTGACGAATGCTCTGTAAGTGTTTGTCGCCTCGTCGTAGACTATCGTGTCCCCGAGCCCTTCTCTATCAGGCTCAACGAAAAGTGATCTAACCCATAGATGACCGATGTTACCTGGGTTGCTTGCTGACCGGACACAGGCGGGGAGTTCTGGAATTGTTGACCTAACCCGCGACCCAACGATGTAGGTATATTCATCCTCCGCGAAGTGGGTGAGCTCATCAAACGCTGCGTAATGAAATTCTGACGTGTCATGAGATCTCGCATCAGCCATTGTCTCCAGGTAGGAGAACTT